ACAGTACGTCCTGGGTTAAGGAGAAGAACAATGCCTGATATTTCAATGTGCTCTGGTGGTAACTGTCCAAAGAAACAAGACTGCTACAGGCACACAGCCAAACCATCTCAGTACATGCAGACTTACTTTGTTCACCCACCCTACGATGTGAAAGAACAAACGTGTGAGATGTTTTGGGATAACAGTGAATACAAGGAGAAGAATAGTGTCTAAACAATTAGCATCCCATCAACCATGTGATGACTGTGGATCTAGCGATGCACTGGCAGTATATGATTGGGGTACTAAGTGTTTCTCTTGTGGTGCAACTCACTTTGATAATGATAGAAAACCAATGGAAAGGAACTTCACTGTGCATACTGCACTGGTAGAACCCACTGATCTAGCTTATGAATCAGTGACTGATCGTGGTATTACCAAGACTACCTGCCAGGACTATGGTGTAGGTATCTTCAACAACAGTTACTACTTCCCTTATTACAGTGATGATAATCGAGTAGCTGCATACAAGAAGCGTGGTGTAACTGAGAAGAAGTTTAGCATCGAGGGATCTTGGAAGGAAGCTAAGCTCTTTGGGCAGCAGCTATTCAACAAGGGTGGTAAGTACGTAACCATAGTGGAAGGAGAGTTCGATGCTCTCGCAGCGTATCAGATGTTGGGGTCTAAGTATCCTGTCGTGTCTATCAGGAATGGCGCAGGGTCTGCACTCGCAGATTGTAAGGCGAACTTTGAATGGATCGATTCGTTCGAGAATGTGGTGGTCTGTTTTGATAGTGACCAACAAGGTGCAGACGCAGCTTCTCAGGTGGCAGAACTCTTTGGACCCAAGACTCGTATCTTCAAGCACGAGCAAGGGTACAAGGATGCGTGTGACTATCTATCAGGAGCACAAGGCAAGCGATTCGTAGACAAGTGGTGGCAAGCTGAGCAGTACGTACCTGATGGTATCATTGCAGGCAAGGGACTGTGGGATCTTGTCAACCAACCAGTAGAGAAAGCTGACGTGCTCTACCCCTACCAAGGTATGAACGATCTGACCTATGGTATCAGGGCAGGAGAGCTTATCACTGTCACTGCAGGGTCTGGTTTAGGTAAGTCACAGTTCCTGCGTGAGATCGTGTATCACATTCTTAAGAATACAAACGATAACATTGGACTGATGTTTCTCGAGGAGTCAGTTAAGAAGACTGCCAAGAGTCTGATGTCCTTGTCTGCCAGTAAACCACTACACCTACCTGACTGCGAGGTAACAACAGATGAACTACGAAATGCTTTTGACGATACTCTTGGCACTGATCGCCTATTTTTCTTTGACCACTTTGGATCGACTGCAGTTGACAACATCATTAATCGTGTTAGGTTTATGGCTAAGGCGCTGTCGTGCAAGTATATCTTCCTTGATCACGTTAGCATCGTCGTATCTTCTCAAGATAATGGAGACGAGAGGAAAGCGTTAGACGAGATCATGACAAGACTTCGCATGATCGTGGCAGAAACTGGCATAGCTTTGTTCGCAGTGTCTCACCTCAAGCGTCCAGATAGTAAGGGTCACGAGGAGGGAGCAGCCACCTCTCTAAGCCAGCTACGAGGCTCAGGTTCGATTGGTCAACTGTCTGACATAGTCCTGGGTCTGGAGCGTAATGGACAGGCTGAAGACCTCATGGATAGGCATACTACCAGGGTGCGTGTATTGAAGAATCGTTTCAGTGGCTTGACAGGACCAGCATGTTCGTTGTATTATAGTAAGGATACAGGACGAATGACGGAACGATTTGATGAGCCGCTCTAGGACAATCATACTTGACATTGAAACCAACACAAAGCACGACACCATCTGGTGCTGCGTAACTAAAGATATAACTACTGGTGAGATTAATGTATGGACGGAAGCAAAAAGTTTGAGAAGTTATCTAAGGCAGGACGATCTGTTAGTTGGACACAACATCATTGGATTCGATGCACCGATCTTGAATCAGCAATGGAGCTTGAAGATTCGTTTGAGCCAAGTGTTGGATACGTTAGTGATGTCGAGGTTGCTCAGCCCAAGCCTAGAGGGAGGACACAGTCTCGACGCATGGGGAAAGAGGCTAGGGAAATTCAAAGGGAACTTCACGAGCTTCAACGATGGACTAAGCGATGAGATGTTGATGTACTGTAAGCAGGACGTAGAGGTAACACATGATCTGTACACCCACTTGTCCAGCGAACTAAAGGGATGGGATCAACGCTGTATCGATCTCGAGCACAACGTAGCTGCAATCATATCGAGGCAGGAGAAACATGGGTTTAAGCTTGACGTTGCGAAGGCTGTTAACTTGGTGGCAACTTGGAAGACTAGACTCTCGCAGATCGAAGAAGAACTACAGGGTATCTTCCCGCCTATCATAACAGAGCGTGTGTCTGAGAAGACAGGCAAGAAGTTAAAGGATCATATAGAGGTGTTTAACCCAGGTAGTAGAGCACAAATAGCTGATAGACTTATCAAGTTAGGTTGGAAACCTGAGAAGTTTACAGAGAAGGGATCAGTGATTGTAGATGAAAAAGTCTTGGATGGAATTGATATACCAGAAGCAAGAGCAATTACCGAGTACCTACTCCTTCAGAAAAGGGTGGCTCAAGTTAGCTCCTGGCTTGACGCTGTATCTGACACCAGCAGGGTACATGGTAAGGTCATCACCAATGGCGCAGTCACAGGACGTATGACCCACCATAGTCCCAACATGGCACAGGTTCCTAGTGGATCTAGTCCCTGGGGTACAGAGTGTAGGGATTGCTGGACTGTTGATGATGGGTATATGTTAGTAGGTGCTGACGCTAGTGGCTTGGAACTAAGGATGCTGGCTCACTACATGAGGGATAAGGATTATGTTAAAGAAGTCTGTGAAGGTGACATTCATACCAAAAACCAAAATGCAGCAGGTCTTCAAACTAGACCGCAAGCAAAGACATTCATCTACGCATTCCTATATGGGGCTGGCCCAGCTAAGATCGGGGCAGTTGTGGGTGGTGGAGCAGAAGAAGGGAGGAAACTCATTAAGTCTTTTCTGGATAACACGCCTGCGCTCAAGGCACTTAGGTCAAAGGTTGAGAGGTTGGCAGAGAAGGGCTACCTACCAGCTTTGGACGGTAGGAAACTTCACGTTCGTTCCCCACACGCAGCACTTAACACGTTACTCCAGGGTGCTGGTGCGATAGTAATGAAGCAGGCACTTGTCTTACTAGATGGTAAGATCAAGAAGAATAAAATTGATGCACACTTTGTGGCGAATGTACATGATGAATGGCAGATTGAAGTTCGTAAGGAGAATGCTGAGACTGTTGGTAGTATGGCAGTGGAAGCGATCAAAGAAGCTGGTGAAGTTTTACAACTCAGGTGTCCTCTAACTGGTGAATACAGAGTAGGAAATACTTGGGCAGAAACCCATTGACTTCTAGTTGTAAGCGTGGTATAATAGTACTGTTAACTTAACTTGTTCAGGAGAACATTATGGATTTAAAACCTCTTAAGATCGAAGCTGACTTGATGTGGGCTTTCCTTGATACACCTAACCAGATGAGTGGTAAGTATCAAGTCGATCTTTGTAACCTATCTGCTAATGCAATCAAAGCATTGGAAGACTCAGGTGTGAATGTACGTAACAAAGAAGACAAAGGATTCTTTATTACTGCAAAGTCTAAGAACTATCCCATCAAAGCAGAAGATCCTCAAGGTAAGGTAATCGAAGCTAAGGTAGGTAATGGTTCACGTGGTATCGCTCTTATCAAACCTTATCCTTATAAGGTCAATGGTAAGTCTGGTGTGGGTATCGGTATCAACAAACTTGTAGTTACTAAGCTTGTTGAGTATACTGGTGGTGAGTCAGTTGTTGATGCTGACGATGTACTGTAAGGAGCAGACATGAAAGTACCTAGCGTAGAAGTAAAAGCAGATCGTAACGTGTTCAGCGTTACTGTAGATAATCCTGAGATTACAGGGTTATGGGGCAGCACGTACGAGTTTGCCATCCATGCTGATGGAGATGTTGTTATTAACGACAACACGTTCTCATCTCGTGAAGCTGCAATCACTGTGCTCAAGAGCATCGCTACGTTCCTCGAGAACCAGGGCAAGAAGAAGTAAATGCTAGCTCTGCTTGATGGTGATATCTTTGTCTATCGAATCGGATTCGCTTCCGAGGGTGAGTCAGAGGGAATCGCTATCTCTCGCATGGCAGAGTTTGTAGAGAGTCTGGTGATGATGCCTAAGATAGGAGACTATCAAGGGTATCTCACTGGCTCCAACAACTACCGCAAAGAGATAGCAAAGGAAGCACCGTACAAGGGTAACAGGACACAAGCTAAGCCACAACACTATGACCTGATGCGTGAGTACTTAGTTAAGTCTTGGGGGTTTGTCGTACAGGAAGATCAAGAAGCTGATGATGCCATAGGTATTAAAGCATATACTATGGACCCAGATGATTATGTGATCTATACTATCGATAAAGACCTGGATATGATTAGAGGTTGGCACTGTAAGTTTACACAGGATGTAGAGTACTATGTTAAAGAAGAAGATACCCTGCGAACTTTCTATAAACAAGTCCTCACTGGAGATCGAGTGGATAACATCCCAGGTCTTAAAGGCATTGGTGATAAGAAAGCAGAGAAGATTCTTGGAGAAGCCAAAGAAGAGATGGAACTATTCACAGCAGTTTTGAAGGCGTATGATAATGATATTCGCCGCATGACAGAGATGGCGCAGCTACTCTGGATACGTAGAAAGGAAGGTGAGCTGTGGCAACCACCAGTAACAAGCTAGTGTATGTGCATTGGGTGGATGCTTGTAGCCAGGACGAATGGACACACCTGGGTAGTATCACTCCCACAATACTAGATACGTATACTGTAGGTTATTTGGTAGCAGAAAACAAAGAAGGATTGTCAGTAGCAAGTACCATTAACGAAGCAAACGATGCTTGCTGTATCATTAATATACCAAAGAGATGGATCAAAACAAAAGGAACTTTACATATTGAAACCAAGCAGCGCAAAAGCAAAGGGCAGAACGTTCCAGCAGTGGGTGAGGGATCAGATAATTGCGAAGTTCAAACTGGAGAGTGATGATGTACGATCAGTCAGTATGGGTGCGGGAGGGGAAGACATCCTGCTCTCGCCAACAGCAAGAAGCAGATGCCCAATTTCTGTGGAATGTAAGTCAAGGGATCGAATTGCAGTATACGGATACTACGAGCAAGCGGAAACAAATGCGAAAGGCAAAGGAGAACCTGTCGTTTTTATTAAGCAGAATAGAGCCAAGCCCCTTGTAGTAGTAGATGCAGAATATTTTTTAACAGTATTGGAGAAGTCAAATGCAAAAGGATGATACAGTGGTATACGAGTTTAAGCAT